GAAATACAGCAAATGGCCATGATGTTTGGATCACAAGAAACAATACACGCTGTAGCTTATAGTTATTTAAATGAAACACTTGGTCTTGAAAATTATGAAGCCTTTCTCCATGAGCCTGCGACTGCTGAAAGGTTTGATAACCTGGTTGCTTATGGTGGGACAAGCTCTATTGGTATTGGGAAGTCTCTTGCTGTTTTTAGTGCTTTTGCTGAAGGGGTTAGTTTATATTCTGCTTTCGCTGTACTCTATTCTTTTCAATTAAGAAATTTATTAAAAGGTATAGGGCAACAAATGAAGTGGAGTGTAAGAGATGAATCCCTTCACAGCAAAATGGGGTGTAAACTGTTTCGCGATATGTGCAGCGAAAACAATCAATTAGCGGAATTATGTCGTAAAGATATAATAAATGCTGCTGAAACAATGGTAAAACTTGAATGCAAGTATATAGATAAAATGTTTGAAATGGGAGACATTGAAGGCATTAAGTCAAACGATTTAAAACACTTTATAAAGAAAAGAGCAAATGAAAAACTGGTTGAACTTGGTTATGCTGACCTTGCGTCGCACTTCGCGTTTGACAAAGACGCAGCGTCTAATCTTGATTGGTTCTATCATCTTACCGGCGGGGTCACTCATACTGATTTTTTCGCGGTTCGGCCGACGGACTATTCGAAAGCTGGTGAAGGTGAGGACTTTGAAGACATTTGGTAATTTAATAACCGAACAAGATATATATGAAGACCTCTACGACAAAGCGTAATTTTTTAAAAGCGCTTGTAAGACAAAGAAGATTAAAGCCTCAAGAGAGGATAGCAAACAGGTTAGGATATATGGGGACTGGATTTATGATGACAGCCCCCCATCTCCTGCCGGATACAACCGGTGTAGTAGTATATATTATTGCCGGTGTAATATCAATACCGCAAGTGTTTGTTGCAAAGCAATGGAACTTAGTAGCGGTTAATTTAAACGTAGCAATAGCCTACACAATACTATACTTTACATAATGTGGAATGAAAACTGGAAAAAAGGTGAGGATTACCCGGCGTGGGGTAATAACGACGTATACAAGAAGACTATATCCGGGGGATATTTATTGTACGACGAATCACCGAGAGAAGCTTACATGCGGGTTGCTAAAACAGTTGCTCGTAGATTATATAAGCCAGAAATGGCAGAAACTTTTTTTGAATATATATGGAACGGCTGGCTATGCTTGGCTTCGCCGGTCCTCAGCAATACTGGGACAGATCGCGGCCTGCCTATTAGTTGCTTTGGTATTGATGTTGCTGACTCGATACAAGATATAGGACAAAAGAACTTAGAGATGATGCTACTCGCTAAGCATGGTGGTGGAGTTGGCATTGGTATAAATCAAATCAGACCCGCCGGCGCAACAATAACAGGTAATGGAACATCAGACGGAGTTGTACCCTTTTGCAAAATATACGATTCAACAATTCTTGCAACAAATCAAGGATCAGTCAGACGAGGCGCTGCTTCAGTTAATATTAACATCGACCACGACGACTTCGAGGAATGGTTGGAAATCAGAGAGCCTAAAGGAGATGTTAACAGACAATCGCTTAATCTACATCAGTGCGCAGTTGTTGGCGATAAGTTTATGCGTAAGCTTGAACAAGGAGATGCGGGAGCTAGAAATAGATGGAGTAAACTACTTAGAAAGCGAAAAGCAACTGGAGAACCGTATATACTGTTTAAAGGAAATACTAACAAAGCAAATCCAAAAGCATATAAAGACAATGGACTAAAAGTTCATATGACAAACATATGTTCAGAGATTACGCTGCATACAGATGAGTCGCATAGCTTTGTATGTTGCTTGTCGTCATTAAACTTAGCTAAATATGAAGAATGGAAAGGTACTAACCTTATATACGACGCCACTTGGTTTCTTGATGGGGTTATGGAGGAATTTATTCAAAGAGCCAAAGGACTTAGGGGTTTTGAAAATGCCGTTCGTTCTGCTACAAAAGGACGAGCACTTGGGCTGGGTGTACTGGGATGGCACACCTACCTCCAAGAAAAGGGTATTCCTTTCGAGGGTTTATTGGCTCAGTTTGAAACTAGGAAAATATTTTCGCAAATTAAAATTGAAAGTGAAAGAGCTTCTATGGACCTTGCTGAAGTTTATGGTGAACCTCTTTGGTGCGCTGGTACTGGTTATCGTAACACCCATCTTAGGGCTGTTGCTCCTACTGTGTCTAATAGTAAGCTTAGCGGTAATGTTAGTCCTGGCATTGAGCCTTGGGCCGCTAATGTTTTCACGGAACAAAGCGCGAAGGGTACGTTCATTAGGAAAAACCCCACACTCTTAAAGCTGCTTAGAAAGCATAAGTTAAATACAAATGAAATATGGGATAAGATACTTGCCGATGGCGGTAGCGTACAAGACATTAAAGAGCTTGACGAAATAACAATGGCACACGATATACCAGCCAAAGAAGTATTTAAAACCTTTAAAGAAATAAACCAACTAGAACTAGTAAATCAAGCAGGCATACGCCAGCAATACATAGATCAGTCGGTTAGTTTGAATCTCGCGTTTCCAAGTGTAGCTACACCAAAATGGATTAACCAGGTGCATATGCAAGCATGGAAGAACGGAATAAAGACTTTGTATTATACTAGAACAGAAAGTGTTCTACGTGGGGATATAGCACAACAAGCTATGGATCCTGAATGTGCTGCTTGTGACGGTTAGTACGTCCAAATAACGTTAGGTGATTTATCAGGGTCGACATCAATGTGGATAAAAGTATCCGCAATGCCGATCCTGTTTATGCCTAAATCTAAAAATATGTCAATAAGCTCAAATCTATCTTTTGATTTACGGCAATCAATATCTGCGGCTAAACCTTTTAAATGGGATGACTTTTCAGTTCCACCAACATCTTGATTATGTTGAGGTGTGCGGAATCCAGAATTAATATGGATAGGTTTATCAAAGCGATCTCTCGCTTGATCTAATATTTCTAAAAAATCTCTATCCATCATCTGCCCGGAACCTTGCACGTCGGGGCTATCGAATTCTGAGTAATTAAAATATTTTAACATAATTTATTTTTTTTATTCGTTCACGCAAGCTTCTATTTCTTTAACTTTTAATTTAAGTTTGTCAACATCATTAACAACTTTTTCTTGATACTTTTCTAAATATATTAAACGCATATTTTGCTCAGCATCATCCGGCAGCGATCCCAGTTCTCCGCGGGGCCATTTAATTCTAAACTCAGAATTCATTTCGAGCTCGGACTCCATACGCATAATATTCACATGCATCTGCTGTATTTCGGCTATCAATGTAAAATACACAGCAGCTACGGACAAAAGTCCCGCGCATATTGCAATAATAGTTTTTACATTAACGTTAAACTTTGTGTTTTCGCTAAGCTCTGACATTATTTTTTCTTTTTAATATCTTTCCATTTCGCTATAGTGTATCCTATAGTTACCAGCAACAACATTATTTTTAAACCATCTTCTATTTGAGTAAATGTTGTTACACCCAATGTGCTGCCATTTATAGCGTACAGTTTTAATTCGTTTAAGCTCATTATTTAGTATTTAGTAACTCTTCCTTTGGTGTTTTTTTCTCTTTGGGCTTTAGCTTTGGATTCAGGAGTAACTTCGCTCCAGGTTTTTGGTGTCTTACTACTAATTTTTTTAGTTGGTCTAAAAGTATTTTCGCCTTTGCTATAATCTTTTTCACCCTTTGGCGTTTCCCATTCTTCCTCAAACCAACGTTTAAGGTTTTTAAACGGCGAGGGTCTCATTTTAAATGCCATACTATTTAGATTTATTCCCCCAGTTAGCAGCGCCAACTTTTCTACATTTAACTAAAGCGCCGCTGGCGTATGCGGATGGCCACTTCTTATATCTGCTTTTTACTTTACTATAGCAGGCGTCTTTCTTTTTAGCGGGAGAAACCACTTTGTCCTGGTCTATAATTTTATCCGCTCTTTTATTTACCCTTTCCATTTTCCGTTGTGCTTTTTTAGGGTTATTTATAGTCCTTGTTCTACCTCTTGGGTTATTTGAACTAGACACAGCAAGAGTTCCAGTGCCATCAGTATTCGTGCGATATGATCTTGTTTTTACTTTGTTTTCATTTGCGCGCTGTATGGTCGTACTATTTTTATCGCGCACAACGCGTTCTGCTTTATAGGATGTATTCTTATTGTCACCTTTTTGAGTAACTTTAGAATACACCTCCGTTTGCTTAGCAATAGATACGGGGCCGCCGCTGCCATCGGCATTCATAGTTACTTCTTCGTTACATGGATAAGTTTTAGCTCCACCTTTTTCTTTTATTATTGCTGTTATAGGTTTCATATATTAATCTTTTTTCCAGTTACCTTTTTCGTCTTTGTTCCAATTGCTTTTTTCCCAGTTAGTTGTTTTACCAAACCCTGTTTTTTTCTTTTTGTTTTTAGATGTTTCTACTAAGCCTACGTCCCACTGGCTATACCCTAATGTCAACGCAATGGATTGCCAATATTTTGTATCATTATCTACCGCAACTCTTAAGTTGTCAGCTTTTCTAATAGCTCTATCTAATGGTATATTTGTACCAGCTGAAACTATTTGCCCCACAGCGTAATAAGCCGGGTTGTCTAGTCCATACCCCGTCATTTTTTCACGTGTAGTTTTATAACTAAATGCTCTTGCTGCACTCATAAGCTTACGCATTTTAGAGTCGATAGGCGGAGATATACTTAATGCTCTTTGTGCTGCAACGGTAAAGTCTGGCCGTGGTTTGTCGGCTTGCTTATTAATTTCTATTATAATGTTTTTAAGTGTAGATGCAATAGCCCCGTAAATACCCGTTCCTCTTAATATAGAATCAAGCATCGAGTTGGCAACGCGGGTTTGTTTTTCATCAAGAGCATCTTCGTCGTCGTCAAATAATGCAGCGAATAATGCCGCTTGCAGGCTTGAGAATATAATATTCTGAACAGCCATGTAATATGCTATCTTAGTTATATTAGTCTTCGCGTCTCCACGTCTGTTCTTAAGATCTAAGAAAGCTTTTTTAGTCAAACGCATGTATTGCATAGGCGTGTTCGCAAAAGCTAATATAATACGCCCTAATGGACTTGCTTGCTGTTGCGATATTCTATCAGGTCTTGACGACTGTTGTGTTTCTTCAGCTATTTCTTGGAAATCTAAAAACGCTTGCTCTTCCGCCGCCTGCTGATCCATTCCTTCTGAAACGTACTTGCTAATTCTGTTTCTAACAAACGACGCTCCCCCTAATGCAATAGCAAAACTATCCGCTATCTGCGTGGGTAAGAAACCAACTTTAAGCAACGACGATAAAACTGCTTTTGTCTTATTAGTTGCCGTCTCAGCCGCATTAGCAATATCATCCGCGTTAACGTCATTTTTTAATCCAGATCTTCTTTGTTTTAAGAAATCAGAATTAAACAACATAGCAAAGTCAGCCCAAAATTGTTTTTGATTAGCAAACGCTTTTGCTGCGGCTATTGGATTATTGTCGCCCCAGTTTATAAAGTTTACAGTTGACAATGTTTGCAGCAATGCAGACCTGGTGTTAAAGAACATTATTGTACCTACAGAATCATTAACCCAATTCATAAACTGATTAGTCAACTTATTTGCACCGGAGGGTCTATTACGACCTGTCTTCATTCTATAAAGCATGTCTTGCAATGCTTCAACATAATTTTCACCAAACGCAGCTCTAAGCTTATTTAAGTTTTCTTTTGAAAATACAACATCTGCATTTTGTTGCCACTCTTGCAAAAACTCTGCTCGCTTTGAAGTGTTAATCATGTTTATTGCATCCGTTGTAATTGTACCGGCTAGCCAATCGTTTTGTGGCTCAGGATAACCATCTAATACCGCGTCCATCTGGTCTGCAAAATCTAATAAATCTTGATTACCTTCAACAATGTCCACAAGCTCTTGTATATCTTCTTGGTTTAATCCATCAATATCGTAACCGTTTTTAGCCCATAAGTAAACACGCACTGCATTTTCATTTGTAAAGCCCGATTCGTTTATTTTCTTTAACTTAGCAGGAACATTTTTAATATCCTTCTTTAGTTGATTTACAATTGTAGTAACATTCTGCTTGTAACTTTCAAATTCACGCATTGCTTTAGCGAATGGATCAAACAAAGCCTGCTTAAACCACGCTTGTTGTTGTTCACCTTTCGCGCCTTTGCCTGTTAACTTATACAACAATCCCGCAAAGTCATCAGCAGAGGGTGGAATAAAGAATTTAAATCTACCTTTCTTTCTAGCTAATATTTTAGATTTAGCAGTAGATATATCTTTTGCCGCATCAATACCAGTGGCGTCTTGTATTATGTTATTAAAGTCTTTATTAAGATCTTTAGAAAATTGTACTTTAGCTTGGTGTACTTTTGATTTAACGTCTGCCTGCTCTAATACTTCTTGCACCGCTTTAACGTTTTTGTAAGCATCATCAGCAAAATAAAAATCATTATAGCCTTCTGCTATCTTACTAATAATCCACTTAGCTTTTGCAGCAGCGGTTCCATCAGCAAGTCCAAATATATTTTCTAATTTAATATCTAAGCCAATACCTTTTAAAAATTCGTGTATAGCATATTTTGAATCCGCCGGCCTAGCCGTTAAAATAAATACGTTATCATTACCAAACTTTTTATTTCTAGCAATTGCTTTATCGAACATAGGCCCTTTAGCTCCCTGCATAACCTTACTAAACTCTGAAAAATCAAATTCAGCTCCTTTAGCCGCCAGCTGATCTGCTTGCGAAGCAAATTCCGTGGCATTTATTTTGCCTTTAGTTCCGTCAGGCAATGTATATAAGACATTACTTTTAGTTGTAGCTAAAGTGTCATCAAAATCCCAAACACTTATTCCTTTAGTTTTAGCGTCTGGTCTATTATACATTGCTTTAGCCTTGTTCAATGTTTTACTAAATTGCACTAAATTAGCGCGCTTCAGTTCATTTTTTACAGCGTTTTGTTGTTTAGGCGTAAGATTCTCATATGTATGTAAAAACCGCGGTTTATTTACAAAAGCATTAGGGAACATTCTGCGGCTAACTACATCCGCCATATCAAATGGATCAAAGGCTTTGTTTGTTTTAGAAAATTGCGGAGCAGTTTTTAATTTACCGCTTTTCTTTAATTTTGCAATTTCTTTTTTAATAGGCTTTGTTTTGTATCTACCTATACCGCCCTCATAATCTATTTTTTCCTCTTCAATTAACTTTAAATTACTCTTAGAATTTATTTTAGTGTCTAAAGTTCTAGGTATTAAATTTACTTTAGCTTTATCTAAAAAATTTATTAAAGCGTTTTCAGTTATTTCTCCTTTTGCAAAAGCAATAAGAGCAGAAGCTATCTCCAATGCAGTGGTCTCGTGTTCTAATACAAGTTCCCCTATTGGGGTGTCTACCATAAATATACCGGCTTTACTCAACTTTCTAACCAAACCTCTTTGATCTGCTGTAGATAAATTTATAAAGCTTATAACATCATCAACCCTACCTTCGGCTTTTGCTTTTTTGATTTCTTTTAATATATAATCTCTAACTAATAAAGCTTCGGTATTAATGGCTTTTATATTAGATTGGAAATCAGATTTAATTGCGGTTATTTGCGCAAGACCTTTAAGCTTAATGTTATTTTCTGTTATATAAGTTCTTCCATCTTTTTTAAGAAGACCGAAGTTTAATTTATTTAATAGAGGTTTTCCTAAAGCGGGAACAATAACATTGTTAAATATTTTTTCGTTGGTAGTATTGCCCTCAATACCCAATGTTCTAATAGAACGGCTCGTAATGTTTAAAAAGTTTCTTATTGCAGTAGCTTTATCTTTGTCAGTAACTGCTTCAGAGACGTCGGCTTTTGATTTCTTAATAGCATAATTATACCCAACTATTTTTTGTTGGTACTTATATGTTCTGCCATATTCATTTAATCCTTTGTTTATTATATTAATAACAGACGGATCTTTTAAAGTGTTTTGCAAGTTAGTCAAAACATTAGTAACAAACTCCCTGTATGCCCTTGTGCTTAATTGAGCTCTACCTACCTCTAAAATAGATTTAATAAGATCTTTGGCCTTTTTAATTTCATTGTTATTAACTCTTGACCGTATAATTCTTATTGCCGCTTTCTTTTCTTCACTAATGCCTGATTTAGCCTCTAATTCATCTAAAGCGTTTAATGTATTTTCTTTATTAATATTGCGACTAAATTGTATAATATCAAAACTAGCTTTTTCGCCTTTGTACCTGTCTAATTTAGATTCTAAATTATTAAGCTGTGCATCAATAACTATGTTTTCAACTACGTCTATAGATTCCGCTGGAGCTAATTCTTGAATAGCTTTTAGCTTAGCTATATTTTCAGGAGTAGCATAGTCAGCTACGACTTGCTTAGCCAATGGCTCAAGTATTTCCCTAAATAATTGCTTTTGTCTTTCTAATATAGTTGATTTTTTTCCTGCAACAAAATAAGTTAAAAAGTCTTTTTTCTCAATCTTTTTAATTCTAAATACGGGGTTACCTTCTGCCGTTTCTTCTCTACCAATACGTTCAGTTGGAAACAACTTATTATAGCTTTTCTTAATGCTTTTAATTGGTAAAGCTTTGGTTACTATGTCAAAAGTTTTTGGATCGTTTAGAAAGTCTATATAAGCCCCAGGGATAACTGTTTCGCCCTTACTTTCACCTATAGCGCCCAGCTTTTTAGATAGTTTCTTAAATAACTGCTTATTTACATAATCTTCAAGCCAAGAAACCATATATGTTTCTCTGCCTTTTTTAACCGCAACTGTTTCTGATAGTGTTCCTTTTTGTACGCGAACTCTAATTTCTTTTTCAAGATCTTTTGCAATGTCGTCAATTAAGGTATCATCTACAATATCAAGCTCATCAAATGTTGCTTGACCTCTTTCAACCGATTCTTCTTTAGGGGCGCTTTTTTGTTTAGGTGTAGATTCAGTTGAAGGTTCTGTTGACGGTTCTTTAGTTAAATCTTCCAACTGTTTAGCGTCTATTCGGCCAACATATAATCTTTCAGCATCTGGGCGATTGTAGTCTTCTCTAACAGCATCTCTAATCCTAAGACCTATTCTACCATTTAGGAAGCCATACAGATCTCCTCTACCGTCCCATTGTAAATCTTTATTAACACCTTCTTTATTGGGTCTTAATATTTTTTCTAGTACATCAAACGTAAATTCCTCTCTAGTGTCTGGATCCAGGTTAGCAAATCTATTATTAATCTGAGTACCAATCATAGCTGGTAACTCTGCGCTAATTTTATTTACATTAGCACGGCTTTCAACATCAGCAGCTGGTATGTCAGATAATTTTTTCTTTACACCCTCAAGCTGTGTTTTAGATAACTGAGTAGTTTCTAATCTTTTTGCTTCAGATACTTTTACATTCTTTTTAGCTTCGGCTTCTTTTATTGCACTAATAGCTTTATCACTTACCTTGCCTTCTTTTAGACTATTGTTGTATTCTTTTAAAAAGTTAAATACACTTCTGCCATCATCAAAAGATATTTCATTTGTGGTTAAACCTAACTTTGATCTAAAGAAGTTAACTATAGTATTACCAAGCTTTTCAAATGTTGTTTGATCGTAATTAATTTCGTTTTTAATTATACCGTCAGAGAAAATATTCATAAGCTCTATAGCCTCCATGCTTTGGTCATAGTCCCTAGCCTTTAGCTGATCACTAACATATTTCTTCTGTTTGCTAGTCATTTGCTTTTTGAAATCACTAACAAACTGACCTTGTGTAGTAGCGTCCCCTACTAAAGCATTTAGCATAGGGTGTAATGCCTCGTGACTTGCGACAGATATGCCACCTAAATCTCCGGTAGCTATATTAACAGCTTGTCTGGCAACGGGCTTATTTATAAATAACTTACCTTCACCCGCAAAAACCCCTTGGCTTGAATCCCATCCTTCTGGTAATTCTCCAAAAGCTTTTAAAATAGCGTTCTTGTAGCCTCTTTCAGTTTTATATACTGTAGCTTTTAAACCTATTTTCTTACCGGCTTCTGAAACGGCTTTGTAGTTTTTATTAAAACTTGCTTCGAAAGCATTGTCAACGGCATTTGCAACGGCTTCTTTGCGTTGTTCAATTGTTGCGTCAACTTGAGAATCTGCATATTTAGCGGCAATTCCATCAAGCTCAGCTTGGATTTGCGTTAACCTTGTTTTATTGCCGGTTTTATTGTTTTTTAATTTATTCTGTTCTTTAACTAAGTTAATAGCCGCAGTGCGATCCGTTACATCACTAATTCTACTATCAACATCTTGATCAGCCGCAATATTTTGACGTCTATCTGATATTAATTTTTCTACAGCTGGAGAGTTTTCAACTTTTATGTCGGCGGTAACATAAGCTTCGTCGTCCATTAGCTTTAGAGCGTCTGAAAACTTTTTACCATTCATTTTTTCCCCATTAATACTATATTTAGGGCCACCTTGAACAGCTGACTGTATTATACTAGCACCTGTAAAAGTTTTGTCCGCAAAACCTTCTATGAGTGTTTGTTCTAAATTGAATTCTTGCCCAGCAGCAGCCTGCCCTGCTACCTCGCTTAACATACCACCCGTTGTTTCAACAGCGGCAACTGTACCTACTCTTGCGGCGTTTGCCAATGCACTTCTTGTGCCACTTGCAACTGATTTTCTTACAGCAGCGCCAGCACCTCGTGTAACACCGGCCGTAATACTATCTATAGCGCCAATAGCTAATCCTCTGGCAGCAGCTTTGCTTTTAAGGTCGTTAAACTCTTCTTCGTTATTTTGTACTTTTCTAACATAATCAAAACGTTCTTTGTCAGACATAGTTGCCCAGTCTAAACCTTCTTGTACCGCTTTTTCTTGTATTAATGCAGCAGTGGTCATACCTGTTTCCATTGCCCCGGATAATCCGCCGAAAAATCCAGCAATACTCCCAGTTATAGCGCCTGCACCTGCTGCAACTAAAGCGCCAGGCCCCGTAGGCGAAGCTAAAGCAGCCCCTATACCAGCACCTGAACCAGCCCCGACTCCAGCAGCGGCTGCGGCAGTTCCAGCAACCTCTTCACTGTCAACAAGGGCTCTACCCATTTGCGATAATGATTGTACTGAATATTGTAGCATTGCGGTTGGATTATCCCACCAACCTAAAAAGAATGCGCTTACACCATTGTAACCTTCTTTTTTGAGCTGTACTTGCTTTTCAGAAAGAGCTATCATTTCGTCTGTTTGCCCTTTCTCTTCTATTTTTCTAGATTTTTCTAAAAAATCGTATACTTCTTCATCTGTAGCTTCCTTGCCTTTGTATATATCAAATGCTTCGTTTACAGATCCGCCAGCTTCAGTACCGGCATCCCATGCTCTATAAAGATCCCCAAAGAAATCAGTAAATTCGTTTTTACCAAATTGCCTTTCAAAAGCCGTATCTTTTTCCTGGGTGCTATCAAAATCACTAGCGTCGCGAGGCTCCGAAGAACCAATCTCCAAGTTGAATCCCGTATCTACGCTTACTGACTCCGCATTGGGATCCACACTTGCAGAGTCGTTTACCTTTCCCGCTATGCCGAATTGCGTTTGGAAATCACCAAATGACTTTGTATAGTCACCTGCTTGATTTAAAGCGGTATATAGTTTTTCAGATTTTTCTGGAGTACCAAACTGCATTTGAAAATCATCAAATGTTTTTGTGTATTTTCCGTCCTTATATAATTGATTATATAGTTCTTCCATTTAATTATAGATTATCGTAAGCGCCGCCCCCAGAAGCGTTAGATTGGGAGGGTGTATTTTTTTTAAGTTGATTCAAATAGTTGTTATATTGACCTAAATGATAATTTGTAGCTTTTGTACTTAGCCCAGCGTTTTGTAAATAAAAAGCATACAATTGTTGAGCGTTAGTAACATCTAAATTTAGAGGTTTAGAAAGTTTAGGGTCACGCGAATTATATAAATATATATCATAATTTCCGTAATCATCTATAAAAGCTTGCGCAGCTTCCGCGTTATCTTCCATCCCCATTCCTTCTAAATACTCTTGATAAAAATCATCTCTACTTTTATAATTAGTATTTTTTGTTGGATCTATAGAATTTATAGCAACTAGCATTTCTCTTACAGCTTGAGGTCTTTGCTCGGGTGTTGCGCTTGCATATTGTGCAAACTGCATTGCTTGAGGAACAGATGTACCTAAAGATATATTAATTTCATCTTTTATAGCACCTGTAAATCCACCGCTGTTTCTTGTATTAGCGGGTCTTTTAGCTGCGGCACCTTGCTTAGCAACATCGGTAAGCATGTTCATATAGCTATCTATCACCGCTGTTCTTAAAGCGTCCTCATTATCAGGAGCAAACAACTCTGGATCCTGCAATCCCAATCCGCCTTCCATAATAAAATCATCAGATGCTAAAGACAACAAAGTTTTCCTTCCGCCTTTGTTTATCATGTTAGAAAGCTTTTGACGAATCATATTTCCTCTCGCTCCATCTAAAGTAGCGCCAGCGTTATATAGAGTATTGCTCATCTTTAATATTTCGTCAGCGGTTGAAAAGTCTTTTGTAAAAGGCTTAGGCATCTGGCTGTAAGACTTATAAGTTTCATTTTCTGGATCCCAAAATTGCAATCCGCCGCCTTCGCCTACATTAAACGATGCTTCATTAGTATATAGCTTAGAAGATTCGTTTAAAACATTCAATTCATTTCCTTCAGAGATCATTCCATTGTCAAATTCCTTTAAATAAAGAGCTTTGTCGTCTTTATAAGATTTAACACCAGTAGCTAAATTTTGAAAAGATAAAGATATGCCGTTCATGCGGTCGCGCATGTCTAGATATTCCTGGGAGGAAGGATCTTCTACACGCGCTATTCTACTGGCTAATGAAGCATATTCATTTCGGCTATTAACTAAAAAATCTGTAATTGACTTTTGTTGATTAGGTGTAAGCGCTGAAATATCAACATTGGTATCTAAAGCATCTATATATTTAGCTACTCTATTGTTTATGATACTTTTTTGTTGTTTTTCATAATCCATAGCAGCCTTTGCTGAAGCAAGGGCACCTGTTAATCCGCCTAATAATGACTCGTCCCAGGTTGGGCGTCTTTCACGCATAGCCAACTGGCTATTGGCCTCTCTGTCTCCTGCTATTAATGCAGCCTGTATGCTTTTTGCCATAATTATATTTTAAAATGTTTTATGAAAATATACTCATTGCGCCGTCTGAGCTTGCTCCAGACAGGAGGTCGCCAAACCCAGTGCCTTTCCCAAGCGCGCCAGACCCAAATCCGCCTAGTATACCGCCGGCTGCTGCGCCAATGCCTCCCATAAGCTTTGCTTCGCCCGCGTCAAATGCTGCTTTCTTTTCAGCTAGTTTTCCTTGCGCCATACCAAACATTGTTTCTACTTTTTCTTGCTCAGCGTCTCGTGAAATTAATTCACCCTTTGCTTCATATAGCTGTAAATTTCCAGCCTGTTGTGCAGCAGCAGCTTGGTTTGCTCTTTCTTGCTGCCCTATATTCGCAGATGCTTTTTGTAAATTTTGTGATTGTGCCCCAGCTAATGATTGCGCTAATGCCGCGATTCCAGACCCGCCAGCGGCGCCCTGTAATGTGTTCATAGTATTAGATAGGCCTTGCTGCTCCTGTTGAGCTTGAAACTCAGCGGCGCGTTGGTCAACTGTAAGGTCTTCCATGGTGTTTTGCATATTAGCATACACGTTGGACGTATCTAAATCTTCGTATTGGCGTTTACGCCTATTGTATTGTCTTTGCGCTTCTTGCATCTCGCGCTTTCTTTTGCCGCGGCCAATAAGTCCGCCTGCAATTTGAACGCCAGCGCCGATTAATGATCCTATCATAATTGTTAGTTTATATCTTATTATTACATATTATTTACTACTCTCAAATATCTCTGAGCCAACAGAAAATACTTCTGCGAAATCAGTTGAGTCATTTCTAAATTGCACTCTTGCAAAGTACCCAAGCACTGAACCTGTGTTTTGAGTATTGTCTTTAGTAAACAATATAAAACTTGTTGCCGTTGGGCGAGGTTGATCGGAAGGAATTTCGCATGTTATAGAATTTGCCCCCTGGTTAATATCAACAATTTTGCCTATCTTATTTATAACATCACCCGAATAAACATTTAATGAGTCTGTAAAATAAGCTATATCTCCTATCTGTACTGAAACGTTAAGGGGGTTTGGAAATGTTAAAGTTATTTGATCCATATTTTATTTTTTTATTCAATTACGGGAGTAAATGAAAGATCTACTTCGTAGAAAGCGTCAACGTGGTATAATGCGTCGTTTGTTGTAAAATTAATAAAAAATGTATATTGAGTACTTGCATTTAATCTATATGGAGGGGCTTGCGTAAAGGTTTTAACGACGGGTAGCATGGTGCAACCCAATCCACCGCCTGCCGCGTTAGCTCTAGCAACTTCAGTCCCGTCTAAGCTAAACGATATTAGCTCATAATTAGGCGCTTGACCTTCTCCTAATCCTTCAAAATCTAAGTTCATATCAACGGCACCCGCACCCACTGTTATTGTCGCGGTGGCTGTTCCAGCTTGTACATCTGAACAGGTACCGTCACAATTCGCAGAATCCTCAATGTCGTATCTTATTCTTGTATTGTTATTACTTATTGTCCAAGGCGTAGCGTTACAGGGGTTATTTACTGTTGTCGTCCAAGTTAATCCAGTTACAGGCAATGCGATAGTTTGGAAAGTTTCTGTTTGTCCATATCCAGTTCCGGCTATGTTTACAGCGTAAGCCCTAACGTAATAAGTCGTTGTTTCTGATAGCCCTGTAAGATTTGAAGCAAAATTCGCTGTGCCTGATCCATCGCTAGTACTACCCTCTATTGTCGCGAAGTTAGATGTCGTGGACCATTCCACTCCTTTATTTGAAACAGGGCCTCCATTGGCGGAAATATTTTCACCTCCACTGGCCGCCGAGTCCCATGATATTCCTGAAATAGCAACTGTGGTCAAGGTTGGTACACCTGAAGTTTGAAAACTTTCCACTTGACCGTAAGCAACTCCTACTTCATTTTGCGCATAAGCTCTTACGTAATAAGTATTACCGGTGGTAAGTCCTGTAATAGTTGAATTAAAATCTGCTGCGCCTGTTCCTTCGTCATTAGCACCTAGTATGGTACTAAAATCTGCAACCTCTGACCATTGTATACCTTTAGAGGATATTGTACCGCCACCGTCTGTAATGCTTTCACCTCCACTATCGGCTGATGTACCCGTAATGTTTGATACAGCTGTCGTGGTAATGGTTGGAGAATTAACGGTAATTATATGATTGTCCAAATTAAGATCGTGTGCTACAGACGAATTGCCCGATGATGAAAGTGTAATAGCTCCGTCTACGCAGTACTCATAACCCGGGAGTATATCTAATATGTTAACGACGGCATCATCACCAACCTGTCCAAATATTGTTGCGGTATCACCAATTGAGTAATCAACACCTCCGTCCGCAATAAAGATTGTTGTTACAACCCCACCGGAAACAGTTATATCAAGCGTAAGCCCAATGCCATTTCCAGATGTCTGAGTTACTACGCCAGTAAAATTGCCATCCGTATATTCGGTTCCTCCTGAAGCCAATGACACAGTTAGCACATGACCAGGTTCTTTTAACACTGTATCTATACTGGCTAAATCATAAACGTAATTACCATTTGGATCTGTTGAATTAGGATCTGGTATTACTGGATTAAACGAAGATGCAGTAACAGGATTTTGAACTATTATAGGGACGATAGACGTTGCTTTAAAATCAAAGTCAAACGTTACGCTTGGTATATAAGTATTGTTTATTAATAAATCAAATGTATCTGGCGTTCCTGACAATGTTAAATCAGAGTTAGAAGTGCTTCCTGATACTTCTAGGTTTAATTGCTCATACTGGTTAAAATCTATGTGGGATTCATTACCTACGTTTGTAATACTTGGATTTATATCACCGGATATTTGTACTTGGTAAGGCGGCGTTCCCGCTGAAAATGAAGGGAATATTATATTTGGAATAGTGTAGTTCCCAGAAGCGGGCATAGTTACATCTGTAGCATATACTGTTTCTGTACCGCTCCCAGCATCTTCAAAAAAGCTAACACTAAATACAGCCCCGGGGTCGCCGGTTAATACTAATGTTTGATTATCGCCCGCTGGCGCAACGTTCGGCTGTCTAAATCCAAATACACCGTCAAAAGTAAATGAGCTAACAAGAGGCACAACAGTGACTATTGGTATTGCATCTGCTATAATTCTTATTAGATCTCCAGATACGTTTTGATTAGGATATGTGTATTGTACTGAAAAAGTAACGGATGTTAATTCCCCGTTAGGACCATCATACTGCTTTGTTGATGTTATATTATAATTTAAAGCATTTCCAGTTATTAATGCAGCGATTGGCTCTACGTAAAAATAATTATTTGCATCTGCTATTATTGTTTCAGTATATACAACTTCAGTACTGTTGAACTCTCCGGAATTTGTATATTGCACTAATTGAGAAGTTGGTGTTGCATTTTCTGTTAAAATATCAACACTTCCGCTTATACTGTAAATTGCTGGATTAGCAAAACCTTGAAAACATAATGGTATTTCTATTGCATTTGAGGGCATAATATATCCAGAGGCAAAAGAAAAAGTAACATCAATTCTGTCCCCGTTTTGCGTAAAAACAAATGAATTTTCATCAACCTGAGGGGGTATCGGTGCTATCAATCTGAAGTCAGCAATGTCTAGTGTATATCCCATGTCGGGCACTATATTAACCGTCTGTGTGCCTAAGTTACCTAAGTCATTTCCAACAGGCTCGATAAAATTTATTTCGGTAACAGTAAAGTTTTCGTATTGTGTCATTATTGTGGTAGATTTGGATCTGTATTACTTGGGTTATTTGGATCATACCCAGGCAAAAATGTTGCAGAACAAACATCAAATGATATAAAATTAAATAGAGCAGGGTCACAGGTGTTTGGCCCTAATGCGAGGCCGCCTACACATTGGCCAGCAGGCACCCCAAGGCCGTCTGAAAATAATTCTGTTGTAACCCCATTTACTGGCTGAAATACTTGAAAATAAACAGCATTAGCATGGGTGTTAAATCTATCAGTGCCCGCATTATACGTGTCTGGCTCAAACGTAAATGTTACATAACAATTATTATAAGGATCTGCAAAGTTGTTTGCTATATTTTGGGCATCAGCTTCAGTAACAGCAAAATAACTATATCTATTGGCAGTGCTATTGGCTATAGCATTAGTTACAAATCTTTGTTCACTATTGTTTTGATCGTTCCCCCATTCCGTGTCATTCGGAGTGTACATTTTATTTGTAACATTACCTAAAGAATCTATATTTCCTTGCGCTGTTGCGCTTGGCACCGATGCGCCCGATACGTCGCCGGTGGGGCTAGTGGGGAGACCGCCTGGCATAGTTACGCCAAAAGAATCTGTAAGCCCTGTTGTGGCGTTTCCGTTTCCAACATAGAACCTGCCCACGACAAGCCCCCCGCCAACATGCTTATTCGCTACGATCCTATAGGTTCCTCTGTTACACCCATGGGCCGAATTAATAGTTCTAGCCGCCATGCTAACCACCTCGCTGGGATCAAGCGGGTTTGTCCATGTACTTGCTGGCTTTGTTCCTGTTGATGACGCTATAAACTCTAGGCTTAGCAACGCTTCCGCAACCCCATTAATATTGACAACATATTCATCAAAATTCCCTTCAGGGTCTTCAACCCTTAGAGTATAGCTGCTTGCGCCTTGAGGAACAGTGCCAGTAATCGTTGCTGCACCTTTGTTATCAGGATCTGTAGTTGTTAATGTAAACCCGGCCGGCAAATCAGGAGAGCTCCATTGGAGTTCACTTAAACTATGATCGGGGTCTATAGCTACAATGTTATTCCAGCCATATGCGTCTCCTGCAGTAAATGGTCCTGCCGGTTCATTTGAAGTGTCTATTACAGGCGGCTCTAGCACATTTGTAATATTAACTGTAACTGCCGCAGGTTCGCTATACCGTGTTCCATTAAATGCTCTATATGAAAAAGAACCAGCAGATCCGGAATAGTTTAAAACATTTGGTGTAAATGTTATTTGATTACCTGTTATAGATGACAATGTCCCATTCGTAGTGTTGTCTGATACTAACTCAAAAGTTAATGGCAATGAAGCTGGGTCGGTGCCTGTGAGTGTTAGATTGCCGCACGAGGTGCAATCTTCTAGCACTTCATATAGCTTAGCGTCAGCCGATGGCGCTTCAATGTATACTGCACAATTAGGATCACCAAAAACTCTAACGTTAAATGCACTTATTGGGGGTCCAATAATTTCGGTTGCTCGGCCAATACCCTGCATTGGGAATTCTTTTGAATCAAGATTATTATCTGTATTAGAATTAAAAAACGTAGCCTCACCTTTTATATACTGAAACCATTTGTTTTCTTTATCTAAAAATTGTTTAACATAACCTTCCTGCAGGTCAGTTCTAATGTATTCAGTATACCAGCCTGTTTTAATTAATGTTTCACTTGTTAAATCTTGTAGTTGCAAAGCTTCTACTTCAGCTAAACTTAATCCTTCATATGTGCCATCGCCATAAGCATATTCTCTTGAACTGCTGCCTGAATAATTTAATGTTTTATATTTTTTAACACTATTAGGCATTTCATTTATTAAAAACGCAACAGAACTGTCATATTGAATACCGTAAAAGTTGTTTTTAGTGGAGTCTGTAGTGCCATGCTCCCATATTTGCCCTTGGTTAAAAGTGTAAAATCTATCATTTAAACTTATGCCACCTTCTTGGCTAAAAGCTTTGCGGCTTTCCCAGCCATTTGTTGATTCTTTAAATGTAACAACAGTATGATCTGCGTTAAAGCTTGTCCATTCGCCGTTTACATATACAAGGTCATTAAATCTATTAGACCATTCAGAAGATAATTTATTTAAAGATAAATTATAACCGCCTTTATCGTCGTCGTAAGATCCCCAAGTTATAGTAGATTTCTTTAAATTGTCCGCAAAGAAATCTGTCATTCCGTAGCGGGATATTTCTTCTATTCCATCAGCGGATAATCTTATAACTACACCTCTATTTTTATCAGTAAAATATGCTCTAAAACCAAACGTGGCAAAACTTTCGGGGTGTAGGCTAATGCCAAACTCGCCCACATAAGGTACTGCTTGACCCAGGACGGCGTTATTTGAAGTTACATTAGCATTACCATCCGCATTAAATAAAGCGTCCTTATTCGCAAGAATTCTAAGACATTTATCTTCGCATAAAGTTACCAAATTTGTATCTCTTGCGTGCAGTTTTTGTATTGATCCGTATATGGGATTTAAATCTTTTGTAATAGACTCTGCTTGTATAAATTGATTTAAGTTATTTACACCGGAAGTTGAATTGAATATTTGTGAGAATATTAATCCGTTTAATCTTCGGTCCTCTGCGTATGGTTCTTTTAATATAGAAGATACTACAGGTCCATTATCTATTACTACTGCGTTAAAATCATCTCTAATTCTATCAGACTCAACTCCATTAGCAAAAGAATAACAGTTATGCCAATTTAATTTATGGGCAACACCATACTCAGACATGGGATAAGATTCCGAAGCGGCATAATATAACTCCAATTCTGCGGCCTCTTTGGGCTCTGTTTCAAATATAGCAGGATTACTACTTGTAAAAGTTGTGTCGTCCGCTAGCACAGTTAAAAATTCTATAGTCGGTGTGCCATCTGCTATATCGGGTCGCTGTATTTTAGCTGGCGACCACCCAGCAGGCCCCTGAAACATCCCTGTCCCATAAGCAGGATCTACAGGAGCTACTTTTAGTTTATACCTTACTCTTTTATTTGAACCTTTGTTAAATTTATTTCTTTTGCTATCACTCTCGTAATTCCTAATTCTAGTTTGAGTTTCTGTTTCTAATATTTTATAAACAACTCCGTCTGGATCTTCTTTAAATCTAAATAATCCACCAACGGTTTCCATAACATCAACCATTGATTTAAATTGTTCATAAACAGTTCTACCTACATTAAAGTTAGCCCCCTTTGGCCAAATACCTGTAAATGATATGTCTATTCTATTGCCTCCAACAGTAAACCCAACGCCTGGCCCTCCTGTTGCAGTGGGGCCTGCATCTATAAACCAGCTTGAATACCCCCATGTGCCAATAACATAGCTTCTATTTAAAGTAGAATTAGCATAACCAATGCGCACAGCTTGCTTAACTCCGTAAGCATCAGAACTTATATTTGATAATATATATTGATCTAATATTGAATCTTTGTTAAGTTTAACAAAAAATCTACCTTCAAATTCTGGTTTGTCTTCAAAATCTTCTGTTGCATACTGGGTTGTTATTCCCGTGGCTATTGTGCCATCATCATTTGTAATAAAATCAACATCTTCACCAAACCTACCAGATATAGTAAATCTCCAATAGTCTTCATCACCCGTGGGGTCTGATATACTTACTACCTTATACCAATCGCTTCTATTGCTATCATTAAAAAACCTAATTAATCTTTGGTTTTGTGTAGAGTCTAAAATAGCTTCAGCCTGTGCCCCAACAAATTTGTTTTGTTTTATATCAACAGATGTATAATTTGGCAATGGCAGCGATGACCAAAACGGGTCAGGATTAAATTGATCACCGTCAGTTGACCCTACAATATCGACTGTTCTTCTTAAGAATAGTGGAGCTTCATTAGATATTGCAATAACCTTATATCTTGCGGACAATGGAACAAACTCATCACTATCATGAGCTTTTTTAAGTTCTAAAAAAGTTTCTTCGTCTACTTTATTTCTTTCAGCAGAAGGAAAACTTATCCAAACATTACCATCCTCGGCATCATACCAACGATCCATTGCTAAATTGTAATATTCTCTGGATGGTTCTTTTATATAATATTTGAAAGAGTTAAAACCAACTGGGGCGTTGCCATCTGTTTGAACGGTAATTGCATTATACTCTATTGCCTCTTGCTTGTTTAATATCCTAGCGGCTGATTCAGAAGTAAATACGGGGGTTTGTCTCCCATACTTATCTTCAAATACTACGCCTACTTGGTATGTTCTTTGCGTTTTTATAGATTTATAAGGAGTTCGCGGTATTGATTCGCCAAGAATACTAAATTTGTGGTCAATACAATTCCCATTTTCATCAAAAACACAATCCCAACTGGGGTCATGCGCAATAATAGTAGTTAAAGTAGGTGCTACCGGTATATTTAAATTATTAATTAAATTAAAGTTTTGCAAATAATTACCATATATAATTCTATTAGCAGTTATTTCTTGAGACTTGGCTTTACGGGGCACATTGTCGTATGATCTTAACAATTGATTAGACGGCAATATTGAGGATATTGTTTCTGATTCGATATTAAATTCATTAGCATTCCATATGCTACCATCTTTTTCAAATGTATCAACTGCATAAACCGCTTGATTATTACTTTCTTTATAAAGCAAATCAATTTCTACTACATCTGGCGGTATATCTGATGGTACAAAGTCTTTTATTAAACATTGCTTTAGTTTATTAACCATGCCAAGGTTATATCCATTTTTAGTTTCATAATCAAATTCGCCAGGCAAAAAAGCTACCTCAGTAAATGGGGAAAATGTAGAATAATACCCGTCCTTATATTTATATCTATAAGCAAATCTAGGGAATTTAAATTCAAAAAACGGAAGCTCATCTAGCAAAACTGACCAATTTATTAAAGCTTCTTGCACTGTTTCTGGTACAGCTAAAACTTTTATACCTGCACTTGGTTGAATATCTCCCGGGGGAACACTAACAACCTCAACTCTTACTTCATATTCGTTTGTGATATTTTCATCGTCAACAGCCGATCCCTCTAAGGTTAATATATCGCCAACTCTATAAAAAGGATATGGGGTAGCATTCCAATTTAATGTCATAAGTGTTCCTATGGGAGCGGGAATTTTACCAGTTGGTGATAAACCAGTGGGATCATCTATAACAAAATTGTGCAACGTGGAAGTTTCTACAATAGCGGGGTTTCCGTCAGCATCTATTGCGCGGGTTTCTGCTAACTCTAAAACTGGTGGTGCTGTTGGGGATTTTTTAATTACTGTTATATCTTGTTCAATAAAGTCTCTTCCATTAAAAACAGTATGCGTTAAAAAATCACCAGTAGTTGCTGTAGCTGCTTTAAAATCTTCTATATTAATAACCTTTGGCTCTGTTTGATCGTCTGTCCAAAACAATAAACCTTCTATTATATTTACACCTGTAATTAAATAATCTTGACTAAAGTTTAGCACATTATTTCTATCTACCAATATAGGAACGACAACTTCTGTTGTTTGATCATATTCAGCAATAGCACTAACTGGCGCATTATTTATGCTTCCGGATATAAACCAATATATTTTTTCATTAACAGAATCTCTTATTTCCCCTATTTTTTTAGGGTTTGATAATGCGTTAATATAACCGGATGTCCATGGGGTATATACGTTTGTATTTGGGTTTAAATATTTGTAAATTTTAGATTCATTCCCGTCAATGTTTTGTAAAGCACCTACGTTTCCATTGTCCGATGTTGATATTTCTAAGTTTAGAGCATCTCTATACTCGCCATTTGGAACTAATCGTTCATCGAGGTCTTTGTTCATTTTCCCCGAAGTAAACGTGTGAATTAATTCTGGCATATTTTAATGTTTTATTTGCTTAGATTTGTTTCGCATGACCTGCGTAATCTCTTCAATTTTAATATTTGATAGTCTTAATTTACTGTTTCTTTTAGCAACGGCAGCTTCTTTTTTAAATCGTAAAACTAAATATTCAGGTGTGTTTGCTCTAGTTGCTAGAATAGCATGCGCTATGTACTTATACAGCGCTTCTTCTGCAAATTTGTGCACCGTCATATCCCCGTCTGTTGCCAATCCATCAGAAATGTATTTTAACGTAACGACTTTGCCAACAAAGCTGGAATCAAAGTTTATTATATTTGCTATCGGATCTATATAAAAAACTCCATTTGTTTGAGCTTGTTCTGGCGATATACCATAACGTCTTCCAAAATAATTGTTAGCAAGAACATCAACGTTATTTATGTTATCTAAATTTTCTTGTCTTGGCCTATTCGCTGACTGAAATGTTCTTTTAGTGTTTGAATTTTCAGCTAATAATATTTCTCTATTTTGTTGATCAAACGTATATTCATATTTATCGTCTTGCAATATAGGCAAGGGATTAGATGTTTTAATAGCGGGATATACAACGCGCTCAATGCCACGGGAGTCCATCCAAGTTATCTTAACATAGTTAACATAATCCTTTGGTAATATAAAATTAAGTGTTGGGCCTATTTCAATTTCTTGGGATTTAACAGAAGGCAAGGTATCATAGTTGAGTTCTTGTATACCACGCATAGAGTGAAACTGTACGTCACTTCTTTTAATCTTACTTATTATTTTGTCTTCGCCAACATAAGCAATGATGAAATTATTAATAATATCATTTATACTAATAAACTGATAATTACCATAATGCTCATCCCAGGTGTTCCAATTTCCATCTGGGCCTAAGTAGTATTGTTCGTCGTTTAAAGTTTGCAAACCCATATGTTATGATTTTTCTTGTTGAATTTGTTCTTGCTCTTCTGAATTAAATACCTGGTAAATACTTAGGTCTTTAATTAATATTCCAGAAAGCTCTAATATTTTAAACACCAATTCTGTTTCTTCAGAAGGGTCTAATTCAAAGTCTATAGAATAAGTGGCGTCATACAATGCTTCGCCATATATAGTTTGATATTTCCACTCAACCTTAGATGGTTTTTTAATATATGTAGCCTTTATATTGTCTGTTATTAAATCATCCCCGTATACTATAACGCCTTTATCTTCTTCAGTATATATTGGCCTAATATTACGCGGCTTTGTTAAGGGAGAAGCGTTTAAATATAAAATTTCGTTATTGTTGACTCTTCCGACTTCAACTGGCTGATTAGTTGTTTGCCTATGTATGGTAGGGTCTCCCGGAGGGTAATTAGCTATTTGCGTAGGTGATGGGTACAGATCTTTTGTTGTAGTGTTTGTATATATAATTGTACCTAAACGATACATATCGTCGGGTAAATTAAAATGATCCGTGTCATATACTAATGCCGCTGAAGTTTCAAATGCGGCAATTTTTTTGTTTAGCGTATCAAGCATATCGGAGTACTCGGTATCGTTACCATGTAGTCTTCCGAATTGGTTGATGTCATAAAAGTATTGCTCAAACAAATCCATTTGAGCTTGATTTGCGAACAAGTTAAATTCCTGAGGCGTAACATATCCTCGTTGTTCTTTATTGAGTATTCCTAATACTCTCTGATAAACAGTATCTATACTTACGCTCATATTTTTTTATTATTATTTATAGTGATTAGGCCACTTCTAAAGCGACCTAACCGCTATAAAAGGTAATTTAACTAAGTTTTTTCATGATGGCCTTATATACCTCCATGCCTTCATCAGTTTTAAAGTATGCAGCCAGCGCTGAATAAGGATGCTCATCAAATGGTACTGTCATAAGTTTTCTATCCGTTTGACCATAAGAGAACGTTCTTTGATCCTGTGAGATTTTCAATAATCCCTGTTCCACAGCTTTAACCCCTACATTTCTTAATTGTACGTTATCGTCTTCTGCCAACTGTATGAACAATTGCGGCTTTCTTTTAGCAAAAATCATTAAATCTCTTTTAATTTCGCTTGAAGAAAGTTCACTAACTTTACTGCCAAATTCAACCCTAAGTATGGCTTCGGCTTCGCTAATATTTAATTGCTTAGCTAAGTTTAGTGATGCTAACTCTAATTCAATCCAGTCTAATTCATTTTCAGAAATTCCAACAGGGTCAAACTCATAATACACTATATCTTTTAGTGGATGATACAAAGAAAGTAATTTTTGCAATGCAACCTTTTCTTTTGGGACCACTAATTTTCCATCTCTTAAAACAATTCTACCAAGAGTAGATGTGCCCTTTTGTTCATCAACGAACGGAGACGGTTGATTTGTAGCATAACGTAATTCTCTATTATAACCTAATTCTCTGTCAAAATACAATAAAGGTTTACGTTGCGAATGTTTTGATGGTAAAGAATAAACCAAAGGGCTTTTCTTACCGCCTAAAACATATGTTCTATCTTTAAATTCAAAAGCTGGTTTAGCTGGTGTTTTTTTAACTGGTGCAGTTTTTACACTAGTTGTTTGAGGTGCAACCTCGATAGTATCTTCTGCTGTGACTTTTTTAGCCATGATATAATAAAATAAAAATGTTAATAAAAGTAATAACTACCCCCGTTAATTGAACGAGGGTAATTACTACATTGATGTTACTACGGAGTAGTCGCAGTGTTTTTCAATAATACAAAGTTATTGGCAGCTTGAACACACAAACATCTTTCAGATAAGAAGTGTACATTCATTGCATCCTCGTCAGAAGTATAGTTACCTCCAACTGAGCCAGTAATCCAAGACTTCATTTTACGATCATCAGCTTCAGAAGCTCTGTAGCGGATGTGCAAGAATGGACGAGAAATGTTCTGTCCTAATTGCTGATCGTAAACAGTTGAAGTACCTGCTGGTACAATAACACCTTCTATATCGCCAACTAGGCCACGAGTTGTAGCGTCGTTTAGATATTTCCAGTCAGTTTTGTAAAAGTCATAAGAACCTCTGCGGAATCCAGAGAAGCCAAGGTTTAGCGCCATGTCTTCACTATTTTCAAATACACCATAAGATGTACCGCCAGTTCCATATGAATTTTGAGCAGCTAGCATATTGTCGATACCCAATGAAGTAGAGCGATCTAAGAAAAGCATGTTTTCTTCAATTGCCCCTTGCTTATCAAGCTCTCCAAGAATAGCGTCAAAATCGCCAAGACCAAGATCAGTGCCTTGTCCAAAATCAGCATCAGTATAAACTAAGCCTCTTTCTTCAAGCGCAGAGAAAAGTCCGTCAGAACCAGTAATTTCACTTCCACCACCAAATCCAGCAGCTGGAGCGATAGGCGCGGCGGCTTTTTCAGCTTCAATCATTGCCATCTCTAATTGGTCTTCAAAACGAATACGTGCTTCGTGCTCAGACTTTAAGTACCATAAGTACCCAGAAGTTCCAGCTTCAGTGGTTACTTCTACCCAACCGATTTGCGCAGTGTCAGATCCGCTTACAGCGTATTTGTCACGCAAGATGATTGGCTTGTTGCTAAACTGCTCAAATGCAGCGTCAACAGAAGTGCCAGCTTGTGATGTTCCTTTGGCATACTCAGATCCATATACGAATACTTTACCAGCAGCGTGAGCAGTGATAGCACCTTGGTAACCAGCTACAGTAAGTGTAACATCACCAGTTGCACCATCAGGAGCGCTTACAGCCGATACGTATGCTTTTTCAACTACTAGCCCATTAGCAGAAGAAACAACAATTGTTGCTCCAGCTCCAATAAGGTTAGTTGATGCGTTGTTTGCATCACCAGGAATAACGACAGTTGTACCTGTAGTTACTACTGGGTCATATGCAATATGTAAACGCCCTTGCTCAGACCATACTACTTGGTCAGAAGCCATAGGCATTTCAGCACCTACCATACGTAAAAATCCAGAGATAGTACGATTTCCATATCGCTCTACTTCTTTCTCATATACCTCAGGTAGAAATTGCTGAGTAAAATCCATATCCGTTAAGGATAGGTAGTTGTCGTTAAACAACGTTTGTGTTGGACGGGGAGTCAAATGCGCTAACGCTTGAGCACTTCCCGTAAATTCACCATTTGCCATTTTTATAATGTTTTAAGTTTAATTTATCGTTTACTTTTAATTTTCAACTTAGAGCTATTTGCGCTATTCGAAATTGAGCGTACAGTCCATCCATTAGAAGCTTTGACGTTTTCATGAGTCCCTCTCGGATCCATATCAATGTTCTTGGCTTTAGCCATACTATTTTTAATTGCATCGGTTTTTCCCTGCTCATAAAAATGACTCGCAATCGCATCAGCATTCATAGCTGTAAATAAAGACTTGTGATACCCGGCAGCGTCATTCATTTCGTTTTTATCATTCAAGAACTTCTTGACGAAATTATTAATATCGCTTTGGACAGTCTTAACCTGATCTGTATTATTTACTTTAAAACGAAATTTCTTTTCCCCAATATTAAAATCAAAACCTTTGAAATCATTAGAAAAAAGTTTTTCTGTTTTATTTTTAAATACAGACACTTGGCTTTCAGCTATTTTAGTTGACTCTTCATTGTCTTTTTTATAGCGATTAAAAAATTCAACCGCTTTTTGTTGTTCCGGGTTTAATCTAGACCCAGCTTTAATTTCTTCGTAATATTTGCCCTTTAAACTTTCGAGGTGATTTTTTGCTTTAGCAACCTCTTCTTTAAAAGCAATTTTAGCTTTACGTATTTCTCTTGCATCATCCAGCTCTTCATCATACGAGAAGTCTTCCATAAGAACTTCTATATCTTCTTTGTCTAAATGAGGCTTAGTTGTTTCGTAATATTCTTTAACAAGTTGCGTATCACTTAATGCAGAATAATCAGTATTAAGTTTTACGTAATCTTCCAGGCTCCCGCCTGTTTCGTTAATAAACTCAACAACTTTTTGAATATTTTCTGGTAAAGGCTCACCTGTTTCTTCAGATTGAGCAATAGCTTCTTGTACTTCTTCTTGTACTTCTTCCGCCTGCTCTTGTACCTCTTCGTTTGTTATTTCTTCAAGAACGGATTCTTCAGCTTCTTCGCTGGGCTCCCGTACTTCTTGAACCACTTCTTCGCCACTTGGCGCGTCTTGGGATTCTTCGACAACATCATTGCCGTCATTTGGGCTTTGCTCTTGAACGGCATCTTCCTGCGGTTTATTTAGTTCGTCTAAATTTACTTTAATAACGCCTTCGTCATACGACATTGGCTTATTGCTTTCTATGGGCTGCTCTACAACCTCATCTTTTGTTTCTAGAACTTCTTCTGTGTTTTCTGACATGATAAAATATTATATAATTATTACTATTATTATTACCTAGGCTCGAAGGAACCTAAGTCAAAATCTCCGCTAAGTATATCGTTTCCTGAGGATTCGAAGTTTTTAGGCGGTAAATCATTTTTTCTTTGATTTATTAATTCACTTTGTTGTGTTGCTTGCAGCTTAGTTCTGTCGTCTTTACGATCTTCTTTTTCGTTTAATTCAGATTTACGACCTTGAACCTCTATACCCTTTAAGCTCATATTCATTTCAAACTCAAGTTGCATTAGCTCTTTCTTTAGATTAGCCTCTTGCATAAGCTTTTGAGCACCAATCTGCGCTTTTGCCTGTTCAAGTTCTATCTTGCTTGCTGTTAGCGCTTGTTGCTTTTGGACTTCAGCCTGGGCGGCAACTTGTTGAGCCTGCGCGTTTGCCTCAGCCTGAGCAGCGATGTTTTGTTGCTGCATTTGCTGATCCATCATTTGCTTTTCTTTCTTTCTAACTTTAAGCAATTGATTTGCTAGCTTTATACTTTTAATATCACGAAGATCAATTGCATCTGAAAGATCTATCATTCCAGAACTTACGGCGGCTTGTATATTATTTTCTAATATAGCTTTTTCTTCTTCGTCAGGCATTAATTCTATAAATATACCAAAGTCATATAAATATAGATTTGACATTTCCTCTAATACAGCTACATTTTGATTACCTATTTTATGTATGAATGCTTCGCGAGTTGGTGAATATTCAATTATGTCGGATATTCTTAAAGATAAATTTTCGCATAAGTCAGCAGTTAAAAATAATCCGCCATTTAATATATGCCTCGTAGCCGTGTTTGAATTAGCGGCGGCCAACTTTTGAACACCAACCAAAGCTCTGGAATCAGGCATGCTGCCATCTCTAGCTTCATTTAAGCCCGTCACATCACGAATCATTTGTAAATAATAATTGTATGTGGCAATTAAGCTTTGTAATTTTGCTCCACCGCTTCCGCTACTAATTTCTTGTATTGGAACTTTGCCGGGATTCATATCTCCCTCTTGTGTAAATGATCTACCAATTACAGAACCAGTTTGGAAAAACATATTCAATGCTTCCTGCGGATTGTAATTTGTTCCATTTCCTAAATCTACTTCAGCCAACCCATCAGCATCAAGATAAACACCATCTGGCACCATTCTTGACATTACCTGCTGCAGCTTTAAATGCGTAAGCTGTATCATATCCGCAAACCCTGTTATACGCGATACGATGCTTTCTATGCGGCCTTTGTACATTCTGGGCGCTACTATACTATAATTCATTTTAACCTTAGTATAATCGCTCTTTGGCCTTATCATATTTTTAGCCATTTCCCACTTAAGCATACGCCCACCCAATATTTTTACACCTTCATATAAAACTTCTAGCGATTGAGATAATTTAGATATATTATATTCCGCCATTATTTCTTCTGGTGGATTAAAATCATCTGATTTAGGTATTAACTTTACGGCCCCTGTTGCTGTTTCTTTAACTTTATATACATCATTTGCAAATGTTTTATAGTTAAAATAAAGAACTTGAACAGTATTAGAGTCGTCTTCGTCGTAATTTGTTAAAGTCCGATCATAAAACCCATTATTACGATATGATTGTGCAGAAATCTGCGTTAAATCATCATCTGTAAGCCAAGGAAATTCCTTTTTTAATTCATTCAAATGCACTCTTTTTATTTCGCCAACATAATAAATGTCGTCAAAATAAGGAGAATCCGTATATGACCAAACAAGATTAACGGGGTCAACATATTCAACTTTAACTCCTTCTGCTTTTGAAAAGCTATTTTTTACAGCCGCAATACCTATTGTGGTTAAATCATAATTGCAACGTCTTTTAGTTAAATCGTATTTATTGCCTTCAAGCAAAACATTTAAAGCTTGCTCTTCAGCTAATTCAACTTGCTGCTTATAACTAAGCTGCATATGCAAATCCAGCTCTTCTTTATTTTTAGGTAAAGTTTCAGGGTCACTTTCAAAAAGATTAACACCAAAATTTTCTGCGGCAAACTCGCCCAGTTCTTTGGTCTGCATATCTCTTATTATAGCTTCCATATACTTAGTGCGCTTTTCAACACCGTAAGGATCTTGTGAATATGCTTTTATATCAAAAGATCTTTCTGATATGCCGTTTACAACTATATCAACAAACTTTGGAATAATAGGGACAGGTTTCCAATCTAAATTTAAATACGATAAATCTCCATTAATTGAAAGTTCATCTTTGTATTTTTGTATGCCCTGCTCTCCCCTTGCATATAGTCTTAAATTATGAAAAGTGTTTTGATTACTTTTGAATCTATTTAAGCCATTATCGGTTTTAAACCATTCATTTTCTATGGCTCTACCAATAGACGTTCCATAGTCTATAGACATTTTTTCTTGATCGCTAGCTATTTGGCTTGGAAAATAATTTGTTACAACTGACTCAGCCATATTTTTATTTTTCTATTAATTTTGAAAATGCACCTGAATTGGTGTATTTAGCTATTTTTAAATTTAATTTCTTTTTTTGCGCTTGTGCATTAGGCCTATATAAATTTTTATTACAAGCCATTATAGCTAGCCCAGAACTAATGGCAGCATCAAATTTTGTTCTTTTATTTATATCAAACTTAGCCCAATCATTTAGCGTATTACTAAAATACATTGAACCATATTGGTTATCTTCTTTTAATCCAACATATCGATCAATATAAGATTCAATTGCGGCAGCATGCGCTTGCTTAATATCTTCAGACGAGTTAGGTATACCGCCTATTTCTTTTTCTGTTACCGAAAGTTTATTCCAAATTTTATCCGGTCTATTCATAGAGTAACCTCTATATCCTCTTCGCTTCAAATAATAAAGCAATCTAGGCTTATTGTTTTCACAAAGCAAAGGCATTCCGTAAAACGATAGAGCCATAAGCACGTCTTCAAAAAACATCTCCGCTGTTTGCGGCCTAGCTATATACTCTAAAAAAAATGTATTAGGTGGCGCGTCTTCCATGCTAAACTTAGTTAACCCATGCAAAGCTCCCTTAGACCCTCTTCCGTCTGTTGTGCCTGATATATCATACGAGTCACACCCGAATGCTCCTATATGTTCATTTCCCGGATATTTAATTCCATTTTTTTGTATTTGCTTGTTTTGCAAATTAACGCTCGGAACCCAAGAAACTTTAAATCTTCCTGACGGGTTAGGCGTAAATCTAACTTTAGTATCTTTAATGCCATTTTCCCATTGAAAATTACCCGTTGTTATTACCCCAGAAATACTTAAGTCTTCGTTATAATCTATTTGCTCGTATATTTTTACCAGATTAAATATACTATTTTTCGTTTCATCTCTAAAAGCATGTTCTTCCGTACGCGGGAACTGCCTGTAAAACTCATTTAAAGCGTCCTGGTCACCTTTTAAACCTTCTACTTCATTGTTCCAATGCTCAATGACCCCGACTTCAATGGCGTCGCCGTGTGGGCCAACACAATCTGCTGATGGGGTTTCGAATACAGGCATTCCATAAGAGTCAATGAATCCTTCGTAATTCCATTCCATAGGTATGAACAAAGAATATAATCCTGACTTAGTTTGTCCATTGCGGTTTCTTTTTGTAACGTCTGAATCATTATAAAGCTTTTTAAAGTTTTCACCGCCTTTGTCTAACGCGTTTGATGTTGAGCCCATCATACACTTTCCAATAACTCTACTACCTAATCTTAATGTAGTTTTTGTTACCCGCCAGTTGTTCAATATATTGTCCGGCTTTTCCCACTTACCGCTTTCGTCGTGTACTAATAATTTTAGCTTCTCACCGTCATAACTGTTATCGCCTGTATTTTTCCAATCGATCGTGGTGTCTAGCCCCTCTAGATCTTCTTGATCTTTTTTATTTTGTATTGATTTTCTTGTAAGTCTTGACGCTGGTATTCTATAGGCTAACTCTGTTTTAGGGCGATCCATACCGTCTTGTATAGGACGGAAAAAGAAAGGGTAATTAACAGATATTGGTACTACCTTATCGGTAAACATTTTTTTAGCATCAGCCCCGGACTTCGATAATATTCCGAATCGCGCATCACTTGATATTGTTGCTGTGTTAACGGTCTCGCCGCTTGCCATAAAAGAAAATCCTGAACGCCTGTTTTTGAGGTAACACATACCGTAGCATCTCTGGTCTGCTTTGCAAGCTTCCCAAAAGATAAAGAATAATCTGTTGGCTTCCCTAAACTCTGGGTTCCCAATGTCAATTTTAGACCATTGCAAGTACATAAAGTGAGTGCCAGTAATGTAAGTGCCCACACCCTTATTATTGAACCAATGGCCTTCTTCGCGGCGTCTGAATTGTTCATCTATATATGGTTCCCATTTTTCTTTAAATTCATCTGGATAATCCCTCCACTCGAAAACGCTTTGAATGCGTTTTAACTCTTTAGGATATTCCTCTACTTCCCATTTTGTATTTGATTTATCAATCTTAGCTGGGGAAGGTGGTAAGGCTATTTTTAAATTTTGAATATTATAAATTTCGCCTATTTGTCCAGTTTTACTTATAACAACAATATCGTGTTCTTTATTGTAGCCATATTTCCATTTCTTACCTCTATTTAATCTAGATATAGTATTTTTCTTTACTGGCGTTATAACGCTATATAAAGTTTGTTGATACATTATTTAGATCTTTTTTCAGCAAAACCTTTAAAAGCTTCTTTTACAGCTTCTTGTTTTGGTTTATTTTCAAGTAGATTTTCTTCTTCTTGAATTCTACCTAGTATTTCAAAAGCATCGAATATAGCCAGCTTTTTGGTAGCAGCCGCATTTTTTAAACGATCAGCTGAAATGTCGTCGTCCGAATCTACAATGGGCTCTTTAGCAACTTTAATTAATTCCTCAACTGCTCTTTGCCCAGCTTGGATTATATTCTTCTTCGTCTCCTTGATATTCATATTTAATTGTAATTTGATTGGTTGGTATTCGATAAAGCTTTTCATTATCTATTATAAACTCATATTCCATACCAGGCCTAAAGCCAACAAGGTCGCCAATATTTAAACTTTTCAGCGATGGGTCTTTTACTTTTAAAACTCCTATAGCGGGTTTTTCAAAGTTTATTGAAAACATTTTGTTTTCTTTTATAGGTTTAACAAAATTAAAACCTTTACACGCATTCCACTTAAGTATTCTTTTATAAGCATATATTTGATCAGGTGCGACGAAAAACATATCTTCTTTATAATAGCTGCGGCTATTTTTTTCCACACCCCTTATGTCTCTATATCTTCTAAATACATTATGGTGAACTATTACCTCGTCACCAATTTCAATACCGCTTGTGTCTTCCGCTGGAAGAGCCATGACTATACCAATTCTACTAACAAAATTATGATCTTGTAAATCGGTATTTAATATTAAATGTTTGCCGTTGATTATTTTTTTATTATTGTTTCTACCTGTTTTTGGCTTAACAATAAAATCATACAAGCCCTTCATTAATATTCTAAATCAAACTCCACTGCGATTGCCATGTTTTTATTAAACTCCTTCCACGGCAAAATCTCATCATTCTTTTTTATATATATTGAGTACTTATCTTCCTCATCTATAATATTAACTATAGTATGACCGCCATATACCTCCTGTCCAACAGAATAGTGCATGGCGTCATTCTTATAGTCTTTTCCTATACTAATTTTCCTTACTAGACTCATTTTCAACAATTTCTCCAGTTGAAATATTAACAGACACTTGTCCGTATTTATCTTCTAGTTCTTTTTGGAATTTAGCCAGTTCTAATGTGGCAGCGGAAATGTTATGTAACAATTCGTGCTTTTGTGCTTCCACACCTCCAATTTGTAATTGCAAGTTATTTATAAGACTTACTTTTTCTTTTAAACTTGCTAACTCTTGATCTTCTACTTTTTTGTTCATTTTATTAAATTTAATTATTAATTACTTGTTTTCTATATATTTACTAATTACGTGTAAATCAACTTCTTTTAATCTTTTGTTACCCATTTCAATCTTGTTATCATAAGACCATTTTTCAGGATTGGTGATGCCCGCTATATACTGAGCTAACATTTCTTGATGGGTATCAAATATAAACCTATAAGTGGGGCAACCCAGCTGTATACTCCATTTACCATCGGGCAATTGTAGGATAGTGGTTTTTTGAACTTTAAAATCTGGTAAAAATACTTTGTCCATTCTATTTTTTGCTTTTTTTACTTTGTTCCCATTTTATTCCGGACAACATTCTGTATAGTTAAATTCTGCCGTCCAATCTGCCCCATCGGCTGGGGAGAAGCCTTGGTTAGATACTACACAAGGATTTATAAGGCCGTTAGGGTCGTTGGGATCTATTTCGTAATTTCTTATTTGAATTGTCCCCGCATTACCATTTCCATTGCTTTGGGTGTTATCCATAAATATAGTATTTAACCCTGTTGTGAGAAAAAGCGGGTTAAAATAATAAACTACCATGTTATCTAAAGGACAAATAAAATCCGGCTGTGTTATAACTTTATTAGTATCAGTGCTACCAATAAAAATAGAACCTACTTGAGCATTCTGATTTAAATCAAGAGCTCCAATAAATTGATTGTTTAAGTATAAATCAAAATTATCATCTCTTGCTGAATTTTCATTACACACCTGAAGAACAAAAACTTTATCGGGGCATGTAGGAGGAGGAGGCAAAAACCCATTCGGATCCTGCGCCCACCAAACTCGGTTTCTTATAAGATCCCAATTCATTACTTAATAGCTACAATATCTGTTGCAGTAGTATTTGCGCCCGCTACTATAGTTTCTACTATGCACGGTAAAAAGCTGCCATTAGGTATATTCTTAAATACCACCGGCGTATCTACTGATCCTATTAGTGTAACTTCGATACTTCCTCCAACACCTAAATATAATGCTGAATTACTAACGTCTGTAGTACCCACTACAACAGGAAAAGCAATTGATCCAAAATCTGGTTGATTACTATATGAACCCATAATTATTTATTTTTATTATTTATTTTTATCTGTTATTGATTTTCCTTTTTCCCAGGTGCGCCCAACAAAATAAGCACCGTATACTGTTATTAATAAGGATTGAAAAATTGGTATATAATCTTCTGCTATTTTAAACTCGCCGATATTTCCATCAAAAAATGCTAATACAGAAAATATAAAGGTAAGGTATATAAGAACCATTGGTCTTATATTTTTAGACAAGAAGGAATCAGACTTCATATCCGACTCCCATCTTGCTGTTACCTGGTCTTGAGCATCTTTGTCGGCTTTCTCTAGCAGCTCTTCAACTTTTAGTTTAGCCGCAAGTCTTTCTTCATCTGTAGTTACTAGGTCGTCTATTACTTGACCTATATCTTTGATGAGACCACCGGTTATAAATTGAAGAATTTTTTTCATTATTTATATACTCTTTTTACTTTAGGCGGATTTTTCTTACCATCTTTTAGTTTACCGCTTTTTAGCTCCTTTTTTATAAAGTTTGCTCGTGCAGTATCTTTCTCTCTTTTTTCTTTTTGCTGCTGCTGCTTAGCTGTTTGTTTAGCAGGAGATTTGCGGGTTGTTGCCGCTAAAGACCCTTTAGCTGGCCGAGTTTTTCTTGTTTTTTTCGGCTCAATAGCTTTATCAGCTTGTTTAGCTGCTCTTTTATTTATGCGTGCTTCGCGTCTTTGTAATCTAAGAGCTTTTTGCGTATTGCCACTTTCAAGCGCCTCAATACCCTTTTGTCTAACCCTTGCCGCTCTTTGCGTTTTATTAGTAGCTTTTTTAGCTGCTTTTTCGTTCGTTACTTTAGAAGCTGGTTTAACTGAAATATTTACATCCGCGGTGGGCTTTTTAGTTTCGATTGTAACCTTAGGCTTTATAGCTGATACTGTTTTTTCTTTAGTGCTTCTGTTTGTAGGACCTACGCCGTATGCTTTATTAATTTGGTTTTGATACCTGTTGTATTCAGCAGTTCCTTTCGTGGCTTTATTTCTTTTTGAAATAATACCATCTAATCCAGGTTGAGATGCTTTAGCATATCTATATGTACCTTTTTTCATTTTAGGCCGTGTATCTCCTTTATAGCTGCTAACATCTATGCCTTTGCGCTCTAACACGTCTTTTAACTCTCTATTAGCTTTTTGAGACCCCGCATTACCACTGGTTTTACCGGTAGGCTGAACAGATGGCGCTTGATACTTAGGATTTTTAACTTTGCGGCCTCTTTTATTTGTTATAAATTCTTTGGATGAAAGCTCTTTTGCTTTTTTTAATTCTGTAGCTTTCTTTGCGTCTGCTTTAGCGGCGTCGCTTGCTTTACGAGCTTTTATTCTAGACTCATTCGCTTTTTGCCTAGCGGTTGTATTTTTAGCCGGCGAGGAAGCTTTCATTTTTACGGGTGCACCCATATTTAATAAAGGTTGTACAACACCGCCTTGCGTTGTTCTTTTAATTTTAGCGGTAATTGGAGTACATCCGCCAGAGCTTTTATCGTATGCCATGATTATTTATTTTTATATGGTATTAGTTTATTTAATGCGTTTTTTCTTTTTTGACAGCCACACCCACCAGGTATTTTATCTGCTAACTTTTTAATTCCAGTTGCTGTAGTGAATTTTTCTATTGTATCACCGAGTCCTTTTGATTCCATAATATTAACAATTCCAGCGGCGTCTTGCAGCCCTGCCTCTTTCTGATTTCCAACTTTTAGATCTAGCGCAAAATGCTTTTCTACGTTTTGCGGCTTTACTTCCAGGTTTTAATTTAGACGGTTCAGTTGTTACTGCTGTTTGCAGATTACTGCCCGGATTATCTCTTCTATATTTTGCCGTTCCCTTTTCAGACATACCTCCTCCCGCGGCAGCACCTGTGCCCGTTGGGTTTGCTTCGTTATAATATCCTTTAGATTTTTTACGAGAAGGAGCATCACCTTTCTTTTTAAACGGCGAATTTAATTGTACGTAAGCCATGATTACATTCCTTTAAAATATCCTTTTTTCATTGGAGTTTTCATTTTACCCGGAGCTGCTTTAATAGCATCTTGCAAATGTTGCGGTAATTTATTTTGATTACCTTTTAGCGCTTTAGCAACGGGGCTTTTAGCTTTTTGGTTATAACCTTTTTTGTTCATATTTGCAGGGGAATTTAATAAGTCCATGTAATTTATGTTCCCTGTGCTAAGCGGTGCTACATTAAAATTGCCTATTCCAGCAAATGGATTAACTGCACCAACTTCAACCGCCCCGCCTGCTTGGCCTGAACTTTTTCCTGAAGCTTCGTCCTCCGCTCTTCTTGCCTCTATTCTTGCAGTTCGTTCAGCTTGTGCTTTTTGCTGATCTTCTGTTCTTTCCCCTAGCAATTCTTTTCTTTGTCCACGGTCAAATTTATCACCAGCTCTAACACCTTTTTTAGTTCCAGTCCGAGCATTTGTTTGTAAATTACGCCCAATTTCTAATTCACTTTGTGCTTTTTCAAGTCTTCTTAATTCTTTTTGAGATAAGCCTTCGTTTGGTTTAAATGTTTTTTTACCATCTTCACCAACAGAAAATGAGCCATACCTGGCCATTTTTCTTTGCGCTTTATATATTTCTCTATTTGCTTGATCGCTTAATCTGCGTTGTCGTTTTGCTTCCCAAGGCTCCAACATAGTGCCTTGAGACCTCATTTTCATAACATCAAACTCAACATCTTTTTCTTCGCCTGGAATTGTTTTTTTAGTTTCAACAATTTCTGTTTCTTTTGGCGACTCTGTTCCTTCTTCGTCAGCCCACGTGCAACCTGCTACACCTTTTTTTCTGCTACCATCTGCATTATAGCATTTTGCTTCAAAATCTTTTGATGCTTGTGTGCGCACTTCTTTCTTTTCAATAATTTCTTTATCGTCAGTCTTTGTTGTAGAACCTCCTTTAGCGGTTTGCTTTGCTGGGGATTCTCCATAGGAAAAAAGTGGGGATCTTTTTATTCTGCTTGTAATAGGTTTCATATCTTATTTATAAGTTTTATTATTTAGGGTCTATAGCATTTGATGCTTGACTATTGCTTCCAGAGCTTGCCGGGGCTGCGCTTGCGTTATTAACAACAACTTTTGTTTCTTGCTTTCCGCCGCCATCGCCACCTTTTTTCTTGCTACCCATTGCGCTTGAGGCCATACTAGCTACTTTCATTATAGTCATGGGATCAAGTTTAGCTGGGGATCTTCTCATTTTTGGAGCCGGAGCCGGGGCTGTATCTTCTGTAACATCGATGGCGCCACCGGATTGGCCACCGCCATTGCTATCGCCTTTATCAGCGGCAGGTGCTTGTTTTTTATCGCCTCCTAATGCGCCCATTGCGCCTTCGGCTGCTTCATTAAAACCTACTTTTTTGCTCATTACTTTGTCAACTTCACGCTCACCTTCAATTAGGGCCATATTCATCTTACAGGCGCTGCTAGCTTTGTTTGTTATTGATCTTGCTTTATACATATTATGAATTTTCGTAGGCTTCTTCCTCCCATTCAAAGTCTTTGTTCCCTTCGCCGGCAGCTTTACCTGTTTTTATATCTACTATATTTCCTTTTACTCTTTTATACACCCTAGCTGGAGATCTAGTGTCTTTTTTCCAAGTTACAGTGTTGTTATCATATTGCAATTTGCCCTGAGCCATTTGATCTAAATGAACTTTCTCGTGCGCAACTGCATCTTCTTTTTGTTTTTTACTTAAAGATTTATCTACAAATATAGTGCCATCATTATTAGCTTCTGCCATAACATCACCGTCTAAATTTTTTTTAAAAACAGGTGTGCCGTAGCTAGATGTATCTTTGTCTATACCGACAAGATCTGAAAAGTCCCTAAGTTTAAATCCCATTATCTTTCTTTATCGTTGATCATATCATCAATAGCCTTATTATAGACTTTATCGGTATATGTTTTGTTTTTATAAAAAACACTGTTTCTTGAGGTTGGCATATCTTCTTCGCCTAATAATATTCTATATATACGCATTATTAATTGCTGCCCCTTCATTGAAACCTTATAAACTGCGTATTTAGATGTTGTTCTATTACGTTCTTTAAAAACGTCTATCCAGCCATCACGTCTCAAGCGTTCCCACCGGTTTTTATCCCAGCTGTAGGTGTATACGCCATTAATAAAATCATTACGTGTAAATAGCTTTTTGCAATCTAAGTAAACTAACAGTTCAAGATCAGCATCTTTTAAATTGTAAGTTTTACAGGCCCATCTTCTGACAAGCCTGTAATACTTAAACAAATTTATATCTCTTATGTCTTGGCTATTTAGCCTCATTCTATAAGTACTATATCAGAGATTTTTAGAACATAATACAAATGATCGTTCCATTCAATACCATGTCCTGCATGCTTATCGTATCGAACTATATCACCACCTTGCAGCATATTTATTTGATCGCCAAAACTAATGACTCTACCTTTGATGTAACGAACATCTTTATCTTGCTTTTCAGTAAGCTCCAAGCCAGCAACTTTTTTTGGCTCCTCTTTAATTTTATCTACAATTACAAAATAATTTATTGCCTTCATTATGCCATTCGTTTATTACTAATTACACAATCGGCTGAAATAATTGTATTGACAACACTAACCGCATTTTTCAAAGCTGTTTTTGTAACTAATACAGGATCTATAATACCCGCTTTAATCATATTAACATCTTTGCCCGTCTTAACGTCTATACCTCTATTTTTTATTTGAGGGTATACTATTGGTATATTAGCGTTTTCAAGTATAGTTTCATATGGAGCTCTAATAGCTTCTAATAATACTTCTTCACCTTTATTCTTTGGCTTGATAAGTGTTGACGCATTTAACAGCGCCACGCCTCCTCCTGCAACTATACCTTCTTTATAAGCAGCTTTTGTCGCATATATCGCATCTTCAATACGATCTTTCTTTTCTTTCAATTCTATTTTAGAATCTGCGCCAACTTTAATAACACCAACCTTGCCGGTTAGCATTGACAGTCTTTGCTCTAATTTTTTTCTAAAAAATTGGTTTGTTTCTTTACTTATAGATTTGCGTACGCCCTCTATTCTTTCTTCTAATTCAGGTACAATATGGTCAATCTGCAAAACCGTGTTCTTAGAATCAGTTATTGCTTTTTCAGCTGAACCTAAAACATCTGGGTCTATAAGATCTAAATCATCACCTAGTTCTTCATTGATTACCCTGGCGCCAGTTATTATCGCAAGATCTTCAATTGTTTCCTGCTTAGTTGGTCCAAATCCTGGCACATCAACTATGTTAACTTTTATGTTACCTTTTACCTTGTTCGCTAAAAGCGTTTGGTATGGCTGTTGCTCTACGTCCGCTATAATAAGCAAACTGCGTTTTGTTTTAATAACGTGTTCTAAGACGTTTTGTATTCTTCTTATATTAGGTATAGGGGAAGATACGATAAGCACGTATGGTTTATCCAAAACAGCCGTGCCTTTGTCTTTATCTGTTACTAAATGACTAGACTTTAATGCGGAATCAAATTGGACGCCATCTACAAATTCTACATACGTTTCATTTGTTTCAGACTCTTCCATTAATACTACGCCATCTTTTCCAACTTTTTCGTAAGCTTGCCCAATTTTATTTCCAAGCTCTGTGTCGTTGTTGCATGAAATACCAGCCACTTGGTTAAGCATTTCACCCTTAACTTCAGTACTTGTTTTTTCAAGATACGCCACAACTCTTTCGGCACCGCTAAGAATGCCGCTTTTAAGTTCTCTAACTTCTGTTTCATCTAGTTGTTTATTTACTGTCTTCAATAAAGAATGCGCGAGGACAGTTGACGTTGTCGTTCCGTCCCCTGCTTCTTTTACTGTATTACTAGCTGCTTCTTTTATAAGGGTTGCGCCAATGTTTTCAACCGGATGTAATAAGACTACGCTTTCTGCAACGGTTACACCGTCTTTTGTTATCACCGGTTTTCCAAGAGCGTCTTCGTATATTACGCATTTTCCAGATGCACCTAACGTGCTTTTTACTGCGTTTGATAGCTTTTCAACGCCTTGCATAATTTGTTTTTTGGCTTCATGGCCAAATGTGAGCGTTTTAACTATCTCACTTGGGTTATTAAATTCCATTAAATTAAATTTTAGTTTATGTTACTCTTTATCAAAAGTTTTTATAACTTTAGGACCGTTTATGTAATCAAGCTTTTTTTGATAGTATTGTATTGATCCATCAATTGCCGCTTCAGCCCCTTCGATTGTTTCTCTTCTAGTTATATCTTTCCAAGAGTCATCATCTGGTACTTTGATTTCTGTTTGGTAGAATCCATTCGGTAGTTGTACAATGCGCCAGTTGGATTTGGTAGACGCATGCCTCCAAGTTTCTACGGTTTTTTCTGTTGGTTGTGGTTGACTAGTCCACGAATTAGTCTGGTAAAATAGTGTCATTTTGGTTTTGGTTTAATTATTACTATTTGGTTGCTCTATCCCGAGCCGGTATATTATATATATTACGGGTTTTATTAGTTTTTTACGCCCAAGGCTTGCCGCTTTGAACAGGAGGGTTTTCTATATATTCTTTTTTAGTAGCTGCTAAAGTATCTACACGCAATTGAATTGCGAGCACTTCATCGAGACCTAAAGAATCTTGAACCCATCCTATAACTGTACTTTCGGTTAAGTCTTCATACGGTATAAATTCCGGGCCAACTACTTCTTCAAATTCATTTGAGAATAGTTCACTAGCATACCCAGGTCCATCTTGTTTTTCGTAAGTAGACGTTACTTTAATTACAAAACCATCAGAGGTTTTGTGTTCCATGTTTAATATTTTCCAAGCCATAATTTTAATTATAAGTTCTTATTTCTAATGAAGCTTTTGTAAGCTTGTCATCGCTGTTATGTGTGCGTATTCTTAAATTGTCCACGTCAATAACTTCCCATGCAACGTCATGATTATTCTCAGCCGACCCACCATTTACAAATACAATTGTTTTTAATAGTTTAAATTTACCAGGTGCGTTTAAGTTATATTCCCCACTTGATACTCTTGTCCAGCTAAGTGGAGTTGATATACCTAATGTATTTTCAAGTACATTGACGGTAGTAGGTGCAGAGTTGCCTGATTGACTAAGCAGTAGCACAGCGCTTAAATAGTCTGGCGCGCCAGCTGGGGATGTTTCAACTATTACGCCATTGCTATCTACCGCTAAATTGGAAACCACACTGCCGTTACCAACAACTGGTGTTCCGTCCCCATACTGTGGAATTTTTACATTCTGGGCAGAAATTTCTAAACCGTTTCTCTTATCGGTAACAAATGGTCCACAACCCACTACAAAATTAGCGCCGCTGTACGCATTATTTCTTCCTAAAACTACTTGCTCCGTTTGGTCTGCTGTTAGATTATTTCCTATTACAGTAGACTTGAAATAAGTCGTGTAGTTGTCAGATCCTAGTGTAACAGAATTAGGCCCTCTTGATTCATTATTAAATCCAGCCGAAAAAGATTGATCAGCTATGGCTTGATTTTGGCCGCCCAAAGCTACAGCGTTATTACCCGAAGCAACACTGTCTGTACCCGTAACAAATGCTCTTTCTCCAGTTGCTTGTGTGTTTAATCCAAATGCCGCAGAGTTATTACCCGTTGCAATTACTGAAGCACCATAAGCAAATGCAGTTTCAAAGCCAGTGTTTGGATTAGCGATGGCATTTTTACCCCCTGCAAACGAAAGACTAGTGGCAGCTATTGTTTGATTGCCAATGGCAAAAGAACTCTTTCCAGATGCTGTTGTGTTGTCCCCAAACGCCGCCGATTTCTCTCCGGAAGCTAAAGTTTCGAAATTAAACGAGGCAGCGTGTTTGCCGCTTGCCCAAGTCTCATGACCCGTGGAAAATGTTGCCTCAGCAGATGATCTATTGTTATATCCTAAAGCAACAGAATTTCTTTGCCCTGTCGCGGTGGTAGAGCCTCCAAACGCTAAAGAGCGAGGTTGTTCAACGCCGGCACCCGTATCAGTTATTCTGAATGACAACGGGGAGGTAGTTATTTGATCGCTTCCAGAAGCTCCAAATACTGCGCCATCCCACATTGCGCCGTAATAAACTTGACCGTTACCCGTAACATTACCAGTGAGCTGTGAGTCAACATAAAACTTGGTAGCTGCGTCTTGAGCTACAGTAGGATCTGCTAGGTTTGTTATTTTACTTCCGTCTTTATCAAGTTCACCAGTAATAACTGATGGCCCTGTATTTATTGTCAACGCTTCGCCCTCAACCGTACCTTGTGAGTTTATGTTACCAGTGGCTAAGATGCCGCCTGTAAAAATTGATTGTGCGCCTGTTACAGCTATACCAGTAGATGATGTATTGAATACTTTTGTATTATCATAATAAAGCTCTATGGGGCCGTTGTTTGTAAACCTTGCGAATGTTTCTCCAAGCTGACCAGATTTAATTTCTAATTCGTTGTCTGAAATTAGCAGCAGGTCCCCTGATCCAGTTTCGCTTATAATAGCATTACCATTCAGCGGGTGCGATATTTTAAATGTATCACCCAATTCTATGGATGGGTTAAACTGCTTTAATACTATTTTTGCTTCGTTGTTGGAATCGTTGCCTAATGTCAATGTAGACGGCGCTGTAAATTCTATATCCTGTGTAAAAGTTAGCGTTTTAGGACTGTCCCAAACGGCTAGCTTGTTAATCTCTCCTAAACCATCTACGCTGGAGTTATCTATTTTGCTCCAAAATACATTATCGCTATCGTCTTGAGATATAATAGCCCAATCGCCGGGGCTCCATTGTGATATACCACTTAAATCTGTAGTTCCTTCTACAGAAACAACCCAGTATTTACCTGTGTTATCGCTGTCTAATGGTATAGCCGTAAGATCTGGAACGTTTGTAGCAGCATTCCAAGATGATTGAAACTCTAAACCTGTTCCTTGGTAGTTTTCCCAGCTTAAAACACCAGAGGCATTAGA